TACGCACATTGCATAATTTCATACCGCCATTATAACTAATGGACCCGCTTAGGCGGGAATTTTCAACACAGAAAGGTCCTTGGGGAAATCAACTAAAAAAACTGGTTAGACTTAAATTGTGAAGCGGAGAGAGCGGCTGTTGGAAGGGCCGCTCTTTTCGTGTCTACACCCGAAATGGGGTATTGAAATCTCTCTCTTGAAAGTTTAAAATGTCTGTGTTTTAGTAGTTCAGGCGGTTGAGTTGGCATGACACGATTCAACTCGCGTTCCGACAATTCAACCGCTGGGGATTAGCCTTGTTAGCCACTTCGTCATGGGAGTTGGCGGCAAGGCTTTTCGCTTTTGTGTTGCATATGAGAGGCGTGGAAGGTGTGAGGAATTTATTATTGGGCGCAACTGGCCTTAGTACGGTTGTCGATGATGATGTTTATGAGTGGGCGTCATTACAAACATGGACCGTAACCCGTAATCGTAAAGGCGGACATCCGTATGTCGTGAACTCCTTGCGTCCGCACCCTAAACTGCATCGGATCATTTTGGGCCTCGAAAAAGGGGACGGCAAGTTAGGCGATCACATCAATGGTGATACATTGGACAATCGGCGGTGTAATTTACGCATTGCTACTCATGCGGAAAACTCACGTAACCGAAAACCGGCTTGCAATAATTCTAGTGGCTTTAAGGGCGTCTCAATCGAAAACGGACAATATCGAGTTTACCTTAAAGTGGACGGCAAGACGGTGCATTTGGGATATTTCAGGACTGCCAAATTAGCCGCCCGCGCGTACGATGTAGCGGCAGTACGCCATTTCGGCGAATTTGCGCGATTGAATTTTCCGAATATTGACCAGACATAGACCGGCTACAACGCACGGCTACAGGAGAGGGAATATGAGCGAATACAAATACAAAACTTTGGCCGAACTGAAAGCGGCCTATGATTCGGGTGAGTTGAGTAAGGACAATCCGGTTACGCTCGACAATGACAGTACGTCGGTCTATACCGAAGGCGACGAGGAGAACGACATTGGCGGTGAATGTGTTTTCAGTGAGCATCCCGCAGACCTAATGGAGCAGGCGCTGGATTTGCTCGGGATTCCGTGGGAAAACGCCTAACGACGACAGACCCCGGCACTCCACCGGGGGAGGGAGAGACGGACATGAAGCAGGCCCATAGTTCAGCACCACGGGGGAAGAAGATACGGGTTGTTTTGAAAGATGGCACGGAATTCGTAGATAAATTCATTGAACGGCGTCCCAGCACTGTGGTTTTCGCTGAACATGTGGTGCGCGTGGGCGATATGAAGTCTTTTACGATTTACCGAGAGCCGCCCGTTTCTAACGAGCAATCGCACGCAAAGGTCGTCAAGGCATTAATCCGGGAGTTGACACGCCGATGAAACCGAAACCGCGTAAGCCCTACACCCGCAAGCCAGCACGCCGCCGAGTCATGCCAGACGGCGTGGATTGGATGAACGAAGCATCATATTTCCCTCATCAACGGGATAGGTATCCGGGCAAAGGGCCAGCGTTTGAGATTGGCCCCCTACCATTACCGAAACGGATCGCTAGCTTTTGCATCGAGTGTGGCGAATTGCTGACTGATGGCGCGATTCGGATACACGCCCGCTGTGCCTTGAACGCAGACCGCACGGATGTCTGGCTAGATGATTTCAACTACGCGGCTGACGCGAGAGGGGGAGTATGACCGAAGCTCGCGCAAAGAACCTTTGGTTTAAATTTGGCGCAGGATTGGTTATCGGCGTCGGTCTCCCCTCAGTGTTTTGTTATTGGTGGTACGGCACGGACGTTCTGATACCGATATTTTGGGCGGTACTGACGGCATTTGTACTGTTTCTGGGCGTGGGAATCGCCTTGATGGTAATGGATGGAGACGGGAAATGAAACTACGATGCCACGCTAAGACGCGGCGTAATAATGTGCAGTGTTCCCGTCGGACAACCACTTTTAGTTCGGACGGATACCCGCTCTGTGGCCCGCATGACGCCGTAGGTATATATCCGACATACTGCGTTGATCGAACGTTAGACGCATCCATTTTGGGCGATTTCAAGGCCGGATGTCGGATGGAATTGATAGCATCGTATCGGGGAGCTACCCTTGAGTACGTCGAAAAGATTATCCGCGACGCGCTGTAATTCTATGTTAAAATCAGGGCCAGCGAGGCCCGTAAGGAGTGAATAAATGACGGAAAGTTTCGTAGTTGACGTGAGCCACCACCAACGGGGTGTTGATTGGGCTAGGGTCAAGAACGCTGGTATTCAGGGCGTATTGGTCAAAGCGACCCAAGGTTTGACCTACGAGGACGATTACTACGACCGGCATACGGCCAGCGTTAAAGCGTACGGGATGCTGCATGGTGCTTATCATTTCGGCACATTCGGAAATGGAAAGTACCAAGCCGCTCATTTTTTAGAGGTTGTGCAGCCCACCTCCCAGACCTTGCTGGCGCTCGATTTTGAAGATGATCCGGCGGGGCCGGACATGACCGGGGCACAAGCGGCGGAGTTTGTGACTTACATTAAAGAACAAACCGGTCGGTGGCCGATGTTTTACTCTGCGAACTACTGGACGCAACCGCACCTCAACCAAACTTCATGGGAGATCATGAAAAACTGTCCGCTGTGGCTGGCTGGCTATGTTAAAGAATCGAAGCTGGTAATTCCCAAACCGTGGACGAATTGGGCAATTTGGCAATACACGGAAGGGCAGCACGGGATTGAACCGCGCCATACCGACGGGATGCCCAACGGCCAGTGTGACCGTGGACGCTTTCGAGGAACGCCAGACGAGCTACGCGCCTTCTGGACGGGTCAAGCGCAGTCTACGGCCCCGCAAACGCAGGGAATGGCTGTATTCGTGCCCGTACCCGGTAAGCTAGACGAGCGCGTCCGTGCACTTCAAAATGCGCTCTTGGCTCAGGGCGGCAAGCTGCCTGAATTTGGTGCGGATGGATATTGGGGCGGCGAGACATCGGTAGCGTTGTCTAAGTTTGAGCGCGACCACGATCTGCCCAGAACTGGCCGGATTAGTGAGGCCAATCTAAAAGCACTTGGTTTACTTTAACACCTGAAAGGGACCTCCTAAATGCTAGAGACCGGCGACTTTACAGCGGCCATCCGCATGATTCTATTTGTGGGTAGCGGGTATTTCGTTCGCAAGGGGCTGCTGTCTCAGAGCGATTCCGAGGTGTTAATCCCCGCGCTGATTATCGTAGGCACTAGCATTTGGACGGCTTGGGTCCGCTATAAACGACGTTTTGAGCGAGCCGCAGCCAGTGAGCTACCTTCAGGCGCAACGCTGCCGGAAATCAAGGCCAGAGCGGCCGAACTTAACCCCGCGCCGTTACCGCAAGTATTCAAATAACCGAAAGGAACATATGCGACCAATCTCTAATTATCGGTTCGGGGTAACGCTGTTAATCGCGACAGCTTTATTTCTTACCGCTGCGTGCGATCAAAACAAACTAAAGGAAGCTGCTAAGGCGGCAGACCGAATCGAAATCGTTTCCACCTCTGCCATTGATACGATTATAGCGTTTCAGGCCCAGAACGTCATTACGCGGGACCAAGAAAAGGCCATTGCTTCGATTCTACTGGACGTTAATACAGCCGATGCCGAGCTAATTCGCAGCGTTCGGGCGGCTACGACGTGGGATGAGCCTACCCGGCAGGCTGTAGTACGCATTTTGGGGGACATTACGGCTGCTGTGGCGCGTTTGAACGACGCGGGGCTACTCCACATCCATAACGCGGACGCTCAGGCTAAATTCACGGCAATTGTCGCTGCCTTGCAATCTGCGCTCGCAATCATTCGGGGGGCATTATGAAATTCGATAACACGCTCAACTTAATTCTCCAGATCATCAGCGCCGGGGGAACCCTCGTTCCGATTGCGCTGGCGGCGTTTAACGAGATTAAAAGCGAGACTGGTCTAACCACAGAGGAGTTGCTGGACCGCGCCGGGGACAAGAACGCGGCCAATCGAGTCAAGCTGCTCGACATCATCAATTCGTAGGAAGTTCGGCCCCAACAATCCAGTACAGAAGGGAGCATGCGGCAAATCTAGGGGGCGCTGATTCGAGGCGAATCGCATCCCAACTAAAGCCAAACGACGAGAGGCCGGAACTAGCGGGGGCGCTAACCGGCCTTTTGTTGTATAATAAAAGGAAGGGCCGCGCAGGGGTTAGCTGCGCGGCATTTGGTAGGGATTCAGGCAGGATATTAGCAGGTACTATGCGGGTTCTTTGACAGCGGCAGCCTCAAGAGGCGTAAGCCGGGAATAAAGCTCCCGTGCTTGGTTTTCTATATCCGGTCGCCATTCGTGGGCATCAGCCATCGAGCCGAGCGCTTGTCGGATTAGCGCCAGATCGGCCGCATCAAGCGGCACGGACGATTCTTTGACCGGTTCCGGTTTAGCGTTGAGCGCGAGAATAAGCGCATCGGCTGTGATTACAGCCTCTTTGGCGATATTCTCCACCCACGCTCCGTTGTACGCATTCGCGAGCATTCCTTGCATTGCCTTGGCTGCGAAATAGGACCGGGCATCCAGACCGGGCATCCAGACCGGGAGATATAGATTCAGGTGTGCCCTCTTCCTCGATTAATGGAAACGCACAGTCAGTACTTTTCAACATATTGACCCCCTTCTTTGAATTGAAATTTGTAACCTTTGTGATGTTTTCGCAACCCTCGACAGCAGGCCGATATATGCGCTTGGTTGCAGTTGAGTGCCAGTGCGGCAAGATTGCCTGACTCGAACTCTCCGACCGCTCGGCCGTCTAACCCAGTGACCACAATCGGGATGGCCTTTTGGTTATCTTTCCCGTAACGTCTAACGCCCGTAAACCCCCAGCGGCGATTTGGTTTAGTGGCTGCATGTTGCTGCTGGTAAAAACGGTCACACCAAACAAGATTGGAGACAGCGTTGTTCTGTTTGTTGAAATCTTCGTGGTTCACTTCTGGCAATGAAGCTGGATTGGGAATGAAATGCAGTGCCACTAGACGGTGAAAACGGAAGATTTTTTGTTGGCCATTTGCGTTGGTCAAACCGATATTGCAATAACCACTACGCTTTTGAACCACCGGCTTCATTTCGCGGCCCTTGCGGAGTTCAACTCTCCCCGACGGATAAACAATCCGTCGCATGTGACTACGAATGCGACCCGTATTGGCAATTTCATAAAATTCTTCGTAGCCACGAACTGGCAACCATTGCTCAATCATCGTTTCATCTCCTGTGGGCGGTGCGCCCGGTTAGTTAGCAAAACCTCGGATGGCTTTCACCGAGGAAATAGCTAAATTTACGGTCCGGTAGTCGTGCGTGGAGATTGCGCAACGCTTGTCGGGATGCAGCATCCGCCAGCGCTCTCCACTCCGCACTATTAACCGGCTGGTCGCTGTCGATTTCGACAAACTCTGCCTCGCCCGTAGGTAAATCGCCCAAGAGGGCAAAAGCGGCGTTGCCGTCTACTCCTAATTCTGCTCGTTCCATCGTTAAAATCCCTTTCGTGGGCGGTGTTACCGCGCCCGTCGTTAGTGCTGTTTAAGGCGGTACGTGGCCCAGTTGGTTTCAACCGTGTCGCCGTTGCGTAGATTGTGACTATCAATATCGACCCGCCGTCCTTGTTGGCGCATTAGCCGCCGAAACTGAGGGATGGACAGCTCGGTGACATCCCCGTCGGATTTCTGCGTACGAATTACCACTTGTTGTTTCGTGCGTGACATCTCTCTCTCGGTTAGGGCGTAGACAACGCCGGGGGTTACGCGCACAGAGCGCACTAGGCGGTCAATGCTTTAACGGCCAAATGAAAGGGGCAATCATAGGCAGTCATATTGGAGCACGTGCACCCTGTCGGGAAAAACCACAATGCGCACTTTTCTTCTTCGGTGAGTCCCGTCGCGTTTACCGGCTCTGCCTCAGCAATGGCGGCGTCGAGTAAGGCAATGCCTTCTTTTAGCCGATGCGCACGGTTTAGTAGTTCGTTGTAGCGCGGGGAACACGCGACGTGGGCCATAGCATCTTTATTGCACGCATATCGCTCGTTAACCAGAATCTCGCGTAGCTTTTCCACGGCCTCTTTTGATAATCCGTTAGTCATTGTCCAAGTCCTCCACAGCTTGACTGATCGTGGCGTTTAGCTCGTGCGCATCGATAAAGCGCTGGCAATCAGCCACAGTAGCCTGTACTGGGCGATTGCATAACCCGTATACGAATGCTTCCATTGCTTGAGCGAGGATGCGTAAGTCAGCGTCGGTAAATTTAAGTTCGGTCAGCATGATTTTGTTTCCTCAAATGTGCTAGAATACTCAGGTTATTTGTTGTTCTTTGACATCAGATTGACTAAGTACGTTTCCGTGTCAATCAGCAATTGGTCATTAATGGCGTAGAATTTGTCGTCGTTTTCATTGCCGATCCGCTCTTGCTCGGACGCGCGTTCGTAATTATTACAGCAATCGCACATCTCGACATCGGGGTTCGCGTCCATAAATGACTCCACGAGTCGTTGCGTTGTAAGAGCCGCTGGGGTGCCGATGCGCACGAGGATGTCCTGTAACTGATTGGCTCCTTTGGAGTAGTCGTTGCCATCCCATTGGCCGAACCCGCCATTGCAGACTTGGTAGTTGAGATTGCCGACAAAGACAGCCACTGACTCGGCCTCTGAAAGTTGTTCCCAAAATTCATTGGTATTCCATGCTTCGTTTGCTTCCCATCGGGCATAAGCGGTTTCCATCAGTGAATCAAGTGTTGTAGTTTCAGTAACTTGCATGATTTTCATTCAACCTTTCGTAGTAAAGGGAGCGGACAACCGCCCGCGTGGGTTAATCGGCACATTTGGCCGAGCAGTAGGTGTCCATGTGGTCGTCATTGAATTGCACACCCCAACCCTTATTGGCCTCGATTTCTTTTTTCAGCTTTTGCGGATCGAGGTCTTTCGGGCCTTCGATAGTCAGTTCCAGTTCGGGGCCAGTCAAGCACATGGAACATTCAACGTGTAGCGTCATCATAATCTACTCCTATTCCACCCCAGTCAGGGACGCGGGTTCGTTGCCGTTAAGGGGATCAGTACAGTTTGACGGGAGTTTGCTTACCGTTCTCGCGCAGTTTAAAGCCACGCACTAGCCGGGTGCCGTTTTGTTCGATTTCAGCTTTACGCCGTAGGGCGTCGGCGCGATTGATTGCCAATTGCGGCTCGCAGGTGCCACCTGACCGTGTGGAAACATCCAGCCGATAACGGAATCCTTGCGCGAAATATTGACGATTTGTGTCTAACATGCTCATTTTGGATACTCTCCTATCTATCGGTTAAGTGCGCGGGGGATTAGGTGAATTCCAGTGTCGTGGAATAGCGGAAATAATGGTGAACCCCACGGCAAGCGCCATTTGCCCAAATGGGCTGCGTGTGGGTTTCGATCAAATTGAGCCGTGCCAAACGGTCACAAATATCATAATCAGGAGCATCTGCGTTGTTTGGCCGGAACCATTCGCCTTCGGGGTAGGAAAGTAATCGCTCCATGTGGTATTCCATGTCGATACCAAGGCCCAATTCGCTGAATCTGCTTAACTGTTCCGCTAGTGCTGTCATTTTTCGTTTCGCTCCCTGTCTAAGATTAGATTCGGTGTCCTCGGTGGGAATTACGGCCTAGTCATCGTCCGGTTCGCATTCTTCGACCAGACCTGAGTCTAATGCGATTTGAACGCAAAGCTTCAGCAGCCGTTTGCGAGCACGCTCTTCTTCGACCGACTCCAAATCGTCGTCCATGTGCTCCGCGCAATCTTCAAGGTCCATAACCGTGTTATAGAATCTGCAATAACTCATGTTTGCCATTGTTTTTCATCTCCGCTCGTGTTTGGGATTATCGGGTTGTGCCGATGAATTACGCGTGAATATGTCCCGCGCCATCACATTTAGCGGCTTCCCTGTGCCAACGTGTTTCGTATCCGGCTTGATGAGCGCCGATTTCAGCCTCTAGCCACGATCCGCCGAATGTGCGGTCAAAGTAAAAATGCTCGATTAAATGCCCTATCGGGCATAGAACCGTGAGTCCTTGGTTTTTTCCCGTGGTCTTAAAGCGCATTATCGGTTCTACTCGTTTGTTCATGTCCGACTCCTGTTTGAGTTGTTAGCTTTTTGCCGATGTCCGTAAGATATACCTACTGAAACCCCTTGTCAACATAAAAATGCTTATTATCTTCAAAATAATTTATGTTGCATTTTTAGGCGCAATTCTTTAAAATAGGTGCGTGGATAATTTAGTTACAATCCGAGAAGGCGCACGGCTGCGGGGATGTACTCCGCAAATGGTCCGATACCTACTGACCCACAATCGCATTAAGCTCTATCAGATATGCGGCGTTCAATTTGTAGACAAAGACGAGGTTTGCGCCTATAAAGGGCAGGTTGGCGGCAGACCCCGTACCAAATCTATTGCCCCCACACCCTAAAATAAGGTAAGCTGAGGACGCTATGAGACTGACCATCCTTTCACACAGCCAAGTAGGACGATTGCGCCGATTGCTGTTTACGCGCAATTCGTCCCGATGGAATGGTTGGGTGCGAGATTTAACCGCATATTTAGGATAAATGCACCACTATGAGCGAACAAGGCGCGACAGAAACCAACGCCATTGTGCTCATTACGCCCAATTATGGGCTGCTATCAACAATCAACAAGTTTAAACCATGCCCCGTGGATATACAGACAGAACCCCTTTAAAACGCACTAAGTTTTTAGCAGCGCTACGTGAGTCCGCATCTGTCACAAAAGCCTGTGAAATGGCCGCTATTGGCCGCGTAACGGCATATCAGTGGCGCAACTCTGACCCTGCTTTTGCTGAGGAATGGGAAGCCACCTTAGACGCAGCAATTGAGGACCTTGAAGCTGAAGCCCGCAGGCGTGCATTGGTCGGCATTGAAAAGGGTGTTTGGCATCAAGGCGAGCGAGTTGGTACGGAAATTCAGTACAGCGACACTATGCTGATTTTCCTATTAAAAGCAGCAAAACCGGCTAAATATCGCGATAATTCACGTGTCGAACTCACCGGCAAGGACGGCGGACCTATCCAGACCGAAAACCTCAACGAAGCAGCAGTGCTCCGTTACGCCCAGCAGTTCAAGCTAGAGCCAGAGGCAGCGCGTGCGGAGCTAGCCGAAGCACAGCGGCTACTAAGCAACGGCGTGACGGTGAGCAATATGGTGCAATAATGCGTAGAACGCTGAGCAAAAATCGGCATATTTGTTCTAATCTAGTGGGATCGCACTAGATTAAACCCGGCTAGGCCCGGCGGGTGATCGCGGGCGGTGGCTGACCACCTCATCTCAACATAATCTACACAGCGAATCCGAGATTCGGTATACTGGAAATGGTTTTTCGGTATAGTCCAGCATGAGAGGATGGGAATTTCGGTATGGCAGAAATAAAGGGCGAAACGATTAAGGGTTGGCGTGAGCAACGCGGACTCAGCCAGCAGGCATTAGCTGACCTCGTACCAATGAAGGTCGGCACCTTGCGCGATTGGGAGCTTCCGAACGGCAAGGGGAAACCGCCGGAGATGTTCTGGCGTGTGCTTGAGTCCATCGACATCCAGTTACGGGGCGGGATGCCTCAGATTATTGATGAGGCTGTTGCGAAGCGGATGCCGTCTATTCGTGAGCAGATTGAGTTTGAACTGGCACAAGTACAAACCGAACAGGAATCGCCGGAGCCAGTCGAGCCGTCGTTTGACCGGGGTGGCCCGCCTAATGTAACCCCTTCGGTGAAGGTGTCTGACATCTATCCAGCCAAACCAATGACCAAGAGCTACGCGCAACGCCAGCGTGAAGACTTGGAAGCGCGAGCAGCAGCCAAAGGTGTTTGCCCGGATTGTAATTGCCCGCCTCAATACTGTGCGTGTGACGCGATGGCCTTATAGGTCAAATTGACGCTATACGTCCGCGTGTACTGTGTTATACTGAACATGGTTGGCCAATGAGGGCCGTGCGTTTTCGGGCGTATCGACTGGGGAGGCAGGAACGGGTTTTGGCCTAAGACCGCGCTAAGTCGAACGGAGCGACCTGAGCCAACCGCTTAAATCTTATGGACGTAAACAAAACCTACAGACTGGGCAGCGAGACGGTTCAGCGCATTAAAGACGCAGCCGAAGAATACGGCATGTCCATGCGAGCCGTGATCGAGGAATCGGTAGCCGAGTGGTGTGCTCGCAAAGAAGAGCGCGAGGAAGGGGAAGCTGATGAGTAGGGAAAACAGAGACGGGGCACAAGGCTTGTCCAACGAATCGCGGGCGCAGAACATGGTTAGATACCAACTTGGACGGGCTTCGTATCACTTGCAACAAGCGCAGAAGTTGTCCACCGACGAGCAGGTCAAGGGCGACATCCAAGATGTCTGGGATCAACTAGAAGCGCTGACGAAAACCATACCTCAAGAAGGCGGGGCAGAGGCCGAATCGCTTGTTACCAAGGGTAAAAAGGCACAGAGCAAAGCCAAGGAGAGCGAAAACGAATGAGCTTTGAGCTTGAAAAACCTGTATGGCGCAGTATGACCCTTTACGGATTGCGGCAAGACCGTATTACCGTGATGGACGACTTAGCGGCTGCAAACCTGCGGTGCGCTCAACTGGCGGCTCGGCTGCAAGCGTTAGACTCCGTGATTGCTGAGCGCGCTTCCCCAGCCCAACAAAGCCAGCCCAGCGAGGATTAAGGCATGACGACTCGTCGACATCCCATCAAAGACCCCCAGATGCGTCCTGCAATGTTCGCGCCGACCCCAGATGCGTCTGGGCCTAACACATTGGTAGCGTGCCCGATCTGTGATAAGTGGGTTCAGCGCTGCGACGGTGGGGTCCGTTCTCATCTTAGGGTGCATCGGTTGCCCGACGATGAGAGAACGTTGACTCGTCAGCGGATGTTATCATCGCTACCTGCGGGACGAGCTAAACAGAAAGCCGAGGACGCAACGGAATGATTGCGGCTATTTTTATTATTGCAGCAGTGCTTTGGCTGGCTGGCATTGCCTTGACGTACGGGAGTGAATGGGCGGAGGAGATTAAGACCAGTGCCAGTACGCCGAATCGGGGCGGTCCATTTAGCTCCGCGCTAATCGCGGCAATATTAGGACCGGGCGCGATATTCATAGGATTGCTTAGTTGGGGCATGTGCGGATGTGAACGGCCCCGATTCGGCAGTCCGAACAAGGTTAAACGTAAGCCCATGACAGCCAAGCAAATCAACGCAACTTTTGCGGCCATGCCTGAACCGTTGTCGATTGATGAACGATACGAAACTGGGCAGTGGCGCTAGGATCGATCAGCAAAGGCCGCGAATCAGTGACGCGCCAGAAAGCCGAGGACGACGAATGACACTATCACACGCAATCAACATACTGAACGACGCTAAATGGCGCGGCTTCGATGACTGGAAAGAGCATTGCGGTCGGGTCGTGTCGGCAAACTGGGCATCCACGATGGATGGATTGCAGGTGCAAGAGGCCGTTTGGATAGCGGAAGGGATTAGCCGCGAGCCGCCCACGAAACAGGAGAGCGAATGAGCACGATCTGGCTAGTTACGAAAGAGATACAAGAACATCCAGGGCAAGTGCCTATCCGCGCATTCGCTACTGAGCAGGAAGCTGAGCGCTGGGTTAGTCGTATGAACGCAGGCCGAGCAATCGAATTATGGAGCTATGAGGCCGTTCCATTCGGCCCCGACGCGGTTAGCGCGGAGAAAGGTGGGGAGACGTGAGTGACGAGCGCCAGTGCGTTGACGTGACCAAGCCGGGGTATTACGTAGATTTCCCGACGGCATGGAAGATAGCTCAGCGGGTGGAACCGCCATACCATCACAACGACTGCTCGTTCAACATTGCGCAGGGTGGGCTACTTTGTGACTGCGATATTCTGTACAAGAGCTCCGAATACTTACGCGCTGAGGCCGAATCCGCCGCCGCACCCAAGGCCGGGAGGGGTGATGAGTAGAGACATTGACGAGCGGATATGCCGTGAACTGTTGGGCATGACTACTGAGTTGATTGGTGGAAAATGGTCTCATCATCACCGCATCGAGGGCCGTACAGGAATGTGGACCAGTGAATTGCCCAAGCTCACTGAATCCTTGGACGCCTGTATGCAGTGGATCGTCCCGGCGATGGCTGTGTGTTTGGCCACCATCGCCTATTTGGACGCACAAGGCGCGGACTAACCGCCCGTAGGGAGAGGGAATGAGCAGGAAGCCAATTAAGGATATGACGGGCCGGTTTGGCACGCATTACGAAAGCCTACCCCATGATAACTGTTATGACCCTGAACGGTGCGATTGCGAGTGCTTTGGGTGCATAAAAGATTACAGTAAGACCGCAGCCGGTCGGCGCAAGGTTGCGGAGGCGCTGCTGGATAAGCTGCAACGTGAGGGTGTCTTTAACAAACCCGCAATTGGTGAGCGCCCGTAGGAGGGGCAGCGAATGAGACGCGTGGTGATTAAGCTAACTGAACGCGAGGCCCAAACACTGGACACGCGAGTACAGCGACTTTTAGACGATTCCGATGATTGGGAACGGCTCGGCACCGCCATACCCCGCACCATTATTAGGGATGCTCGCTGGATCGCGGTAGAGGTTCGACGACTATTAATCGCCCAGCGTGAGGCCGCTGACCGCCCGTAACGGCGACTAGGGGACCGTGCTAGACTGGAGGGGAGATGAGCGCAAATCTTTTCATGGAGTACACGGGCCGAAATGGGCAGTGGTATCGCAAAGAGCTACCGATAGCGCTCCCTAATAAGTTCATGGCCAACCTGCGAGAGCTAGCGGATTATGACTATCCGTGGAATTTGCGGCCCATAGACGTTCCCGTACTGGAAACGCTGGCCACTATCTGCCGCGAGGATAAAAAGAGCATAGCGGTGCTAATAGCGACCGTAAAGAAGCACGGAGAGGTGCGACTTGATGCGGAATTCTGACCCTGAATGGCCGGAGGTGCTGACCAATGAGTGACGGCAAACAAGTATCAGTAGAGTTTACGCAACAAGAAGGCGCTTGGCGGTGGTGGATTGTTTACCCCGACGACGATATTCATAGCTTCAGTCAGCACAAATCGCTGAGTTTTACTAGCTGCTTTGGTGACTTCATGCTGAACTGCCAGAAACTACGTGATGCAGTAGAGCTAACGGCAAAGCTGACCACTGCTGTGCCTGAGCGCCGCAACACGGGAGACGAGCAATGACCGACGAACGCAAATGCTGCCGCTGCGGGGCCGTACTGGAACATAACGGCGCGATCTGTCCGGCGTGTATAGTGGAATTGCAGCGGAAGAGGGAGAGCATAAGTGAGTAAAAAGCTGTACAGTTTAGATGTTCGAGGCAAAGAGCACGAATGGTCGTTTCACGTCATGGTTGACCCGCAACACGTTAATGAGTGGCGTGAGGACGGTTTAGTGCTGCATCGGTTAGAAAATATCATCCCGGCATGGGTCGTAGATGCGAATTTAACACGCTTGTGGTGTTTTTTGCAGGACATCTTTCATTTCAAAAATCCGTTTAAGAATTGGTAGCGTTCTAACTCACTAAATGACTGAGCCTATCACCATCCCCCCGGAGCGGCGCGAAGCAGCACTAAAGTACGCCGCGCAGATTCAGGCGCTGACGCCGGCGCCTAAGAACTACTGTCCAAACGTGCCCACCGAACGACAGGAGTTGTTTCTCGGACTGGTAGATGAGCGAGAAGCGCTATATGGCGGAGCGGCCGGGGGCGGTAAGCTGTTGGACGTGCATACGCCCGTACCGACGCCTGCTGGCTGGACGGCGATGGGCGATTTGCGGGCCGGAGATGTCGTGTTTAGTGAAGCGGGTACGCCTGCAACTATTACCCATGCTTTTGCGCCTGAGATTCCAAGTGTTAGTTACCGTCTCACGTTTGATGACGGCAGTTATATTGATGCTGGGGGCGAGCATTTGTGGGTTACGTTCAGCGCAGCAGAATTAGCGGCCCTAACCCGTCGTGATCCTGCTTGGAGGGAGCAACGCAGGGCTAAGCGACCATCCCGCGCCACTGGTTTGCGTTCTAAGGCATTTACGGACAGCATAACCGCCCGCAATAAAGCTAATGCCCCTGAAAGTCTGAAGCCGCCACGGGGCACCGTACGTACCACGACCGAAATTTATCAAACTCTTTATACGGACAAGGACCGAGCGAATCACGCTGTCCGTGTGGCAGGTGCGTTGGTTTTACCAGACGCTGATTTACCGCTTGACCCGTACAGTTTAGGCGCATGGTTAGGAGACGGCTCTAAGTCTGGCGGGGTATTTACCGGCATTGACCCGCAAATTTGGCAACAATTTGAATTGGCCGGTTTTGCTGTGAGTCATAGCACCCGAACGCGCCATTTCGTGAGAGGGCTAGCGAAATATCTTAAACAATTAGGAGTGTTAGGCAATAAACACGTTCCGGACGCCTACCTACGTGGGTCAAAAGCGCAACGGCTGGCATTATTGCAAGGGCTGATGGATACGGATGGCACGGTTTGCGATGGCGGTTCGGTGGAATTTACCAACACCAACAAGGCCATAACGGATGCGGTTTATCAGTTAATCACCAGTTTGGGGTGGAAGGCTCGCGTGATTGCCGGACGGGCGACTCTAAATGGTAAAGATTGCGGCACCAAGTGGGACATCAAATGGACACCCTCTGAGTATGTATTCCGCCTAGAGCGCAAGAGGGCAAAGCAGCGATTGACTACTCGGCGGACGACTAAATTCCGCTATATCGTGGCGTGTGAAATCATCGAACCGATGCTCATGCGGTGCATCGCCGTGGATTCGCCCTCGCATTTGTACCTTGCGGGCCGTCAGATGGTCCCGACCCATAACAGTAATGCGCTGCTAGCCGACGCGCTGCGATACGTCCACATTCCCAACTACTCGGCATTGCTGGTTCGCCGGACTTATGCTGACCTTTCCAAGCCCGGAGCGTTGATGGATCGCGCTCAGCAATGGCTAAAGAAATCCGACGCGAGATGGAACGGGCAGGATAAACAATGGCGATTCCCTTCAGGGGCTACGCTGTCATTTGGCTACCTCGATACTGAGAATGACAAATACCACTTCCAGGGCGCTGAATTTCAGTACATCGGCGTTGATGAAATAACACAGTTTAACGAGAGCCAATACGTCTACCTGTTCTCACGGTTGCGGCGGCTAAGCACGGCCAATATTCCTGTGCGGATGCGAGCGGCAACGAATCCGGGCGGTGTTGGCGGGCGGTGGGTGCATGAACGGTTTATTCCTGAAGGATTTATGCCGGAGGACGCAATTGAGCCACGCGTGCACTGGAAAGAGGGCGTAACGGAAGACGGCCGACCGTTTAAGCGGGCATTTGTTCCGGCCCGATTGGTGGATAATCCCTACCTGAACCAAGCCGAGTATGAAGAAAACCTATACGAGCTTGATCCGGTTACGCGAGAGCAGCTTTTACGGGGTGACTGGCAGATAACCCAGCGCGGGGATATTCTAACTACATATTCTGAGGCGCATTCGGTTATTACGTGGTCACAGTTCGCGAACGTGTTTGGGACAACGTCGATTCCTAAGCACTGGCTTTTGGGCGTCTATCAAGACTGGGGCGCAACACCGGATCATCCGTGTGTGACGGGTTGGTTCGCGACGGCGGGGCAGAATGCGGGTATCCTAAATGGCGTAAGTATGGCCGGTGCGGTGTTTCTGTATCGTGGGTTGGTACTTGACACCTGTACGATGCGAGAAGTGGCAGAGCATATTAAAACCTCGATGGCGACGGATGGGGAAATTGCCCGCACAGTCCGGTGGCAGATGAGCCACGAAGCGCTTTCAGAGCGTTTAGGCTACAACAAAGAGCACGGATTGCCATTTGTGGCATGGGAAACGGGCAAAACGCGGGGCATTACGCAGCTAAAGACCGCCTTTGAGTTGCGGGAGCCGGACAAGCAGCACCCATTTAAGCCCGGATTAATGGGGCATCCGAATTTATACCTTATTGTTGACGACGCGGAGTATCAAAACCCCAAAACCGACCGTGGCCTTGCGCGTTTTCGGGCGGAAATCCCCGCATATCATTGGAATGTGCTGAAATCCGGCGAGCCAATGACGAGTTTGCTGCCTTACGCCCTTTTCAATGATGCAATCGACGTGTGCCGGGCTGCTGCGGCAGATTACTGGCCGATGGCTAAACGATTGAGTAAGCCGGAACAGATCGAAGCGATGATGCCCGAAGAAATTAACCGCGAGGCATTGGCAGCAGCGGAGACTGATTACGATAAAACTCGTATAATGGTCGCACAGCAAATAGCGCGTAAAACGATTGAGTATGAGCAAAGCAGGCCGCCAACGCGCAACCCCTTACGCTTAAAAAGATGGGAAATGGAGCGGAAACGATGATATAATGAAAACGGCCCGACCGATTGCGAACACAATCGAACGAGCCTGACCAAATCAAACGATAGGAGAATGAAATGGCTGATTATAATGTTATCACACCCGAAGAATGGCGTCCCGTTGTGGGATACGAGGGATGGTACGAGGTGTCCGACCGAGCTCGTTTTCGTCGCATCCGAGCAGGTAGCGGGGCCACTAAAGGCAAGATTAAAAAGGTGCGAGTCAATAAGACTGGATATGCTTATGTGATTTTATCCCGTGGCGGTAAGGCTAAAAACTATGCCGTGCATAGACTTGTGGGGCTGGCATTTCTGCCCAATCCCGATAACAAACCCACCATTAATCATATCAACGGCGTTAAAACCGATAACGCGGCAACCAATCTTGAATGGTGTACGGCCCAAGAAAATTACCACCACGCATGCAATACATTGGGCGTCGCTAGTTTAAAACTGAATGCGACGAAAGTGCGATTAATCCGAGAATATCGAGATGGGGGAATGTCGCTAGGACAGATTGCGACCATGTTTGGTGTTAATAACTCTACAGCGGGTAGCGTGGCGCGCCGTGAAAGTTGGAAACATGTTGCTTAAGATTGAGCGGCCCCGGACACGGAACCCGATTGCTCTAGCCAGATGGGAAAGGAACAACCGAAGATGACCGCAGAACTTAATATTGCTGGATTGCTAGAACGTGAAAGTGTTGAAAAGGGTGACGTACAGTTTATTTTCGACCCGCGCCTGTTTCATAGCGAAGACTTTGACTATGACATCGTCCCATTCAGCGTTCCGATTAAGACGCCGTTAACGGATGTAAAGATTGCCGATTATTTAGTGATTCTAAATCGGCACACGGGGCAAACTTATCCGGTTACAGAGGCGGATGTGCATGAGCTTCTATAAAAGCCTGCTAGGCGCGCTAGGTCCGTCTAGTTCTGACTATTCCGCTGCATTTCGGGACCAACTGGACGCTGTGTGTCGGACGTATACCCATGACGTTTACGCAGCGCAACCCGACCACTGGCTTGTTTCTGGCGTCTACCCCGTCCTAACCCCTGAACCTGTCCATCCGGCCAATTGCCGCAACTGCGGAGCGGCATCGTTCAAGGGCAGCGAGTGTGCCTATTGTGGGAGTTGCCGATGAGCGATAATTTAGCGCGATTGCTATTGCGAGAGCATCTCCGGTGGACAGACAAGCCCCGCCGAATTACTAACGTGAAAGTAGCGGAACCGCCTACACAGGTCTATGTAGGGACAATTGGTTGGTTTTACGGGAACGGCACTTATGTTATCGATTATCCTGAACCCGACCCGCTAATCGAGCTCAACACCCGCGAGGCGATGGACAGCGACAATAGCTGGAGCGAATAATGTTTAGTCACGTTGAGACCTACATTCTGGATTGTGACCTCTGCGAAAA